CTGCTAGAAAAGATTGTCGCAGTTCTGCCGATGTGGACTATTGGTGAGGTCAATGGCGATGTCGCAAAGAAGTATAGAACCTTTGAAGGCATAAGCACCGAACTGAACGCCCTGGCATTTCTACAAGAGAACATGCAGGATGCTTATGAGTGTATCTTCCACTTTGACACGATCAATCGTAGAATCGATGTCTACGATCAGAACAACTATTTTGCAGAGACACAAATCCATATCACCAAGGCTGACGTGATTAACACACTCACGATCTCCGAGGGGTCTGAGGATTTGTATACTGCGCTAAACGTTCAGGGCGATGAAAATCTGAACATCTCCCCTGTCAACCCAATCGGCACAAATGTGATCTACAACTTTGACTACTATCTGGACTGGATGACAGACTCCCTTCGTGAGAAAGTGGTCGCATGGCAGGAGCTGGTTGCTTCCAAAGAATCTGAGTATTATGACCTCAATCTTGCTTATTACGAGAATCTGACCTCACAGTCTGATTTGAATTCCGAAATTGACAGAATAAACATTCAGATTGAAATGTACCAACGTTGCCGGGATAACATTGTCGCCAATGGTTCGACAGCTACTGTGCCAAGTTATAACAAAGTGATCGAAGAAAATGGTGGTGTTCCTGTTGGCGTTCAGAACGAACTGGCAGACACTCTTGCAGAGATTGATACTTTGATCGCAAATGCTAAGAATGACCTGGCACAGGCGAAAGCAGACCTCGATGATGCCGCTGCAGACGTCTCCGGACTGCTTGATTCAATTGTGGCAATTCATGAGAGTGTTGCTATAACCTCCTACTTCACAGAAGCAGAGTACAATGAATTAAGCAATTACATTTATGAAGGAAGTTATACTGACGAGTACATTTCTGTTACCAGTATAATGACCTACTCAGAAAAGTTCCAGCAGATGAAGACTCTATACGACCGGGCTGTTACAAGACTGAGTCGTGTCTCCGAACCTACGCAAGAGTTCTCAATGGATGTTGAGAACTTTCTGTTTGCGAAGGAGTTCGAGGAATGGAGCGAGCAGCTTGAGACTGGCTGTTTAATTAACGTGGAGCTTGAAGTCGACGATGTGGCCTTGCTATTCCTATCGAATATAACCGTTAACTATGCGGACAAGTCTTTGCAAATGACCTTCGGAAATCGCTTTAGCCGATTCGACCCGAAGGCCATTTTTAATGGCGTACTTGGCGATATCAAAAAATCCACGAACTCCATCAACTATATCAAGGAGATTCTCTACCCTGTCAAGGATGGCGAATTTGACATGATGAAGGAAGCAATTGAGTCTTCTGGTATTCTGACCAAAAATGCTGCACTTGCTTCCGCAAATCAGGAGATCATCATCGACGATACTGGCATTCTGGGGCGCACTTTACTGGAAAACGGAGAGTACGGCCCGAAGCAAATCAAGATCACAAACCAGACCATTGTTTTCACTGACGATGGCTGGGAGACCGCAAGCACTGCCATTGGCAGCTTCCTGTTTAACAACCCATTCACAGGCGAGGTCGAAGAACGCTATGGTGTGATTGCCGACACCCTTATAGGCAGTATGGTCTTGTCTGAAGAAGTTGGTATCTATAACACGAACAACAGCATTACGCTGGACAATAATGGTTTTACGCTGACTTCCGATTACACGTCCAACGACCCGAGCCGGATGGTATTCACAATTCAGAAGAAGCTGTTAGATGATTCTGGTAATGAGTATTACTCCAAGCAGTTGTATATTGACGACAACGGCAACCTCGTACTTAACGGTACTATCAGTATTTATACCAGTTCCGGTGATTCTACGAACCTGGAGGATCTGGCATCTGGCGGTGGTGTCGGCCCGCAGTATCTGCACATCAAGTACTCTGACGATTGCCTGACATTTACTGGAAACGCATTATCGACGAATATCGATAAATGGGTTAGCGGTGTTGCCCCTTCAAGAGACACGATTGACACAGGCGTTGTTGTTGACGGATACACGCACTACATTACTTATGTGGATACTATCCCAGTTGTGCCTGGCACTCAATATGTGGCTACTTCCAACAATGATAGCATCAAGGTTTACATAAAACAATATGACGTTGATGGTAACTATGTCAGCAGTTCTGAATTATCCTCCAATCTGACAATCGAAGTGCCGGATGGTATCTATTACTTTAGAGTGATGCTTCAGGGAACTGGCGGGACAGACACATATGATTCCTTTGTTTCCTATTTTGAAAACGAAGAAGTAATTCCCGACATGAGAGATACAAGTGTCGAGACTGGAACTGAGATTGGTCTATACATTGGTACGTATATCGACACTAACACAGAAGATTCAGAAGTTTTTGATGACTATGAGTGGACTGTGTTTACTGAAGATGTGGCTAAAGATATCGATGCTTTGAGAGAGCAGCTTCAAACAACGACAGACAACTTAAACGCATCAATAGAAAATGCTACAAATAATTTGCATGATGCTATCCAGTCAGAGTCTGAAAAAATAAATGCCAGTATTGACGACAAGATTGCCGGTGTCAATTCTTCTGTCACCGAACAGATCAACTCTGCGTCAAGCGCAATCGATAAAAAGTATGCTGGCATTATTGCAGATGTCAACGACCAACTTGCCGCACACAAAGCAGAAGTCGGACAGTATATGACGTTCAATGATAACGGTCTAACACTTGGTGCCGTATCAAGCGACTTCAAAACTGTTATTGATAATGCAGGCTTGTACTTCAAACAAGGAGATATAATTGTTTCTTACGTTAACAATAATCAGTTGTATATTCCAAACGCGGTTATTGAGAACACCCTTATTCTCGGAAACTTCTTCTTCTCTCCTCGTGAAGATGGCGGTGTCTCATTGACATGGCAAGAATAACGGAGGAAAGGAGAAGGTAAATGCCAAATGTAAATCTTAAATCCAGTAATTCAAATGCATGGTCTGGATACTTTTATTATACATATACACAGAGTATATCTAGCAATTGTTCGTATGTCGACATAAAAGTGTGGGCACAGAAAGAGGACGGAGTTGCGTCTGGATCAAATAGCGGAACTTATGATGCATCGATTACGGTTGCCGGTACAACTAAAACGTTGAGTTCCGGAGGCGGTTATGCGTTAAGACCCGGTGGCACATGGATCGGCAGCGACGTTGATGATGATACGGCGTCTTTTACCGTGAAACACAATAATGATGGTTCCGTTACGTGTAATGTGTCGATAACAGTCACACCTCCGTCTGGCCTAGCATTGTCTGATGAAACATTGACCTACAATGGAACCATATCCCTGCCGACCATCCCAAGAGCGTCGACAATATCTTCCGCAAAAAATGTTTATTTCGGAAATGCGTGCCAGATCACATGGACCCCTTTGTCGTCATCCTTTTACTATAAGCTGAAATTTAGTATCGGCTCTGAAAGTTACACCACTGCAGCTATTAAGCCCGGTACAACAAGTGCGTATTCGTATACTGGATACACTATACCATTGGAATTTGCGGAACAAATTCCAAACACGGTGTCTGGCACGATGTCCGTTTCTCTATATTCTTACAATAGTAGTTCGTGCTCCACGCAGATCGGAACGACTTCTACTTCATCATTTACTGTGACATTAGCCGATGACGTTGTTCCGAAAATTGATTCCTGCGTATTGACTATAGACAATAGTGCAAACGATACTGTTAACTCGTGGGGTATCGCTTTGGCTGGATATTCCAAGATCAATATATCTGCAGAAGCATCTGGCGCATATGGTTCCACTGTCGGTAGTTTCTCAATCACTGGTAGCTATAGAGCTTCTTTGACGGGAAGCGCCCTGGATTATACCGGAGGCATTATCTCATCGTCTGGCAATAAACAATTTATTGTAACGTGTACAGATAGCCGAGGAAGGACTTCAAAAGCGTATACTTCCGATATTATCGCGTTCACTGCATATACTGCTCCAAGAGCTAAGAAGTTGTCTATGACCAAAAACGACAGCGGAAAAATGGTCGCCACTGCTACATGGACTTACGATACTGTCGGCGGAAGGAATTCTGCCACTGCGAAAATCTACTATAAAGTTACTACAGCAGAAGATTGGACTGTACACTCCGGAACGCTAACTAACGGAACAGCATTCACACTAACCAGTCTTACTCCAAACGAAGAGTCATCTTACAACTTCAAAGTTGTTGTGACTGATGCTCTTGGAAATAGCTCCGAAAAAGATGCTTTCGCGTCCACAGTCACTGTATTGTTGGATTTCAAAGCTGGTGGAGATGGCTTGGGTATTGGCAAAATTTGCGAGTCTGAGAGTATGGAAGTCTCTATGGAGGCAAAATTCTTTAACGAAGTCTATATCAAAGAGTTGACGTTGGAAGAATATATTCGCTCAATAATGAAAGTGCTTGGTGAGGGCATGTATGGATCTGCAGATCCTGCGGATGTTATAAAGACCCCAGAAACAGGACAAGTGTACTTTAAGCAGGTGACTTAATATGGCAAGTCATAACCTATCTGTATCTGGATACACCAGTGTCATTACTGCAACTGCAACACTTACGGAAAATACAACAACAGGAAGCACTAGAAGTGTTACGCTAAAGCTTACGGTTAAAGCGAAAGATACTACTTATGCCAGAGACGGTTATTATTCTGTAACTTGTACACAGTCTGGTACAAGCGTATCGAGAAAATCATATGTCTGTCCAGGATCGAGCAGCTCTGCGGTTACTCTATTCGAAGAGACTTTTGATGTAACGATGAACAGTGATAATAAGACGGCTACCATAAACTTCTCATTTAGTGCCAATATATACTCATCCTCTGTTGGTGCTTACAGAGAGATTAGCGGAACTATTACCACCCTTACGTTAACTGAAACGACATTTAAGTTAACAATCTCTAAAGGAACGGGCACATCGATTACTGTGAAACGAGGGTCTTCTACACTATCAAACGGAGCAACATTATATAGTGGAGATGTCCTGACTGTTACATTCGGAGCATCGACCGGATACACGTTAAAAACGCATACTGTTGCAGGCAAAACGTTCGCGTCCGGCGGCACACACACGGTTACCGGTAATACCACTGTTAAAGCAACAGCGTCGCTGAACACATACTTACTGTCCATTACAGCGGACGATAATATTTCTGTTACCGTATACGACGAAATAACTGGCGATTACTATAGTAACGGCGACTATATCAGTCATTTTACTTCAATCACAATCAGCTATACAACATCGTCCGGGTACGAGCTTGACTCATTGATTGTGAATGGAACGTCTTATCCAGACGGTGTTTCGTTAGAAGTAAGTTCTACGATTACGATAATCGCGAGTTCAAAAGCGCAAGGGCTTGTCTACATATACACAGGGTCTGGATTTGAAGCTTTCCAAGTTTTTATTTATAACGGATCTAGCTGGGATTTGTATTGCCCGTATGTGTACAACGGATCATCGTGGAGTATGTGTGCATAGAATGAAAGGAATTATACCAGTGAAAAAAGAACCTATTTTGAAGCCAATGTCTGTGGCTAGAAATGATTTCATTAACGATTTGACGGGTCTCATTAACAAATGTATGCTCCCTCCTTTCGTTATTGAGGAAGTGTTGAAAGACACATACAACCAAATTAGCCTGATTTCAAAGAGACAGCTTGAGAACGATATGAAAAGTTATCAGGAAGCTCTTGAAAAGGCAGCAGGCAAGAATGTGCCTGTAAAATAAGTGTTTCGTACTTCGTGTTTGGACTGTCTGAACACGGATTTTTTATATGTGTTGCAATGGTGTAGACGCACGGTCTACGCCTTTTTATTTTGCACCAAGAAGATATGCAAAGGAGGTTTATATGAAGCAACCAATTTCTATGATTCGTGGCACTACACAGCCCATCAGCATTGTAGTCAAAGCAACCGATGGTTCCAACTATGTGCTTGCAGATGGTGAAATTCTGCGTTTCGGTGTCAAGAAGAAGTTCGATAACCCTAGTGGTGCGTATCTTATCGAAAAAGAAATGACATCCGCAAATCTAAGCGAGAGCGGTGCATATATCTTAACGCTCGTCCCATCTGACACAGAGCCTTTGGATTTTGGCACCTATTACTACGATATCGGACTTCAGAGCGGAAGCAATTATTACAACGTGATTGAGTGCAGCAAATTCAATATTGAGTACAACATCACGCTCTCAGAGGTGGTTACTTAATGGCAACTACTAATCCAAACATTCCAGTTTTGACCGCAGTGGTTAAATCGGGACCTACCGTTACTGGCGCTGTCTCCTCCCCTTCCGTATTGAACGGATATGGCGCTCCGGCGGCGGCAACTAAAGATGGATACCACAACCTCCTAACTAACAGAGATATCCCCGATCAGCACCCCATTGGTGCTATTACGGATCTGCAGGACATTCTCGACACCAAAATTGATGATGTTGAGTTGGACAAGTTTGGCTACCTGTATCTGTTATGTAACGGAGAGGTGGTTAAAGGACCGTACGGCCCGCTCGGCGGAGAAGGCGGTGGACTTGGTTTTGTTGATTGGACTTATGACGACGAAGGATATCTGCATTTGCTGGACATCCAGGGCAACGATGTTCTCGATCCGCTTTATGTCCCCGGTCTAAATGCGTTAATCGAAGTTGACCTTGAGAAGGCTAAAGAAATCGTAGCGGAAGCCGAGGCCGTTCTCGAAGAGACTAATGCGGCAAGAGATGAAGCCGCTCAACATAAGGCAGATGCAGAAGCCAGTGCGAACCAGTCTGCTAATAATGCATCCAACGCAGCAGCTAGTGCGACTGAGGCAAGAGATGCGGCTAACGACACTCAGCAATATGTTCAAGATGCGATTGCCGCAGCTGACGAAGTGAGAGAGCTTGCAGAAGCCGCAGACATATTATCTAAGCTTGGCGATATCGAAGACCTTGCTAATAATGCTGAGCGAGCACGGCTTTACGCAAAGGCTGCTGAGGCATGGTCTGAGGAAGCCAAGGAAGCTGCAGAAGGTATGGACGATGTTGCCGCAAGAGCTGCCGCATCGGAAGCCGCCGCAGAGCAAGCCGCTCAGGAAGCTGAGGAAATTGCGCTGCAAATTGCTGGTCACGTCCAGGACGCAAAAGACGCCTCCGAAAGTGCAACAGAAGCACAAACTGCTGCAGAAGAAGCCGCTGAGAGAGCAGAAGAAGCCGCCGCACAAAGCGTCACCAATGTTGATGAGGCTGTTAACAAGGTTAATGAGGCCAGGGATACTGCAATTGAAACTATTCAGACGGAGTGCGATACCGTCATCCAAGCCGCAGCTGATGCCGAAACGCATGCTGCTAATTCAAAAACATCTGCTGATGAAGCCGCTGCAAGTGCGGAAGCCGCAGCAGAAAGCGAAGATAGTGCCGCCATGTATGCCGAAGCAGCTCAACAGATCGCAGAGAAAAATGGATATTTTTACTTTGAGATCATTGATGGCAGGCTTATCGAAACAAGAACAGATAATGTATCGGAAGATTTGAACTTTACGATATCTGAGGAAGGAAGGTTGATTCTAGAATATGCCGAGTAAGATTGATCTTGGTTCTGTAACTTCTTATGCGATGGCTGTAGATGCTGGTTTTACCGGCACTGAGGCGGAGTGGGCTGCTGCCTTAGTTGAGGCAGGCACTCAATATCTCGATATCATCCAGCGCATCGAAGAAAATAATCAGACTGTCACTGGCCTTCAAAATACCGTAGCAGACCACACTACACAAATTGGAACTGCTAACGAAGAAATCGCTAAGAGATTTAAGAGTTTGAAGGTGGATGCTTTGCCTGAAACTGGCGAGGCAGACACTCTGTATTTCGTACCGTCTGAAGACGGTGCAATGCTGCTGATCTATCTGTACCAGGACGGAGAACCTGTGCAGGTCGGCGGTGCTGGTACCGGAAGTGGTACTCTGGACGAAGAAGCTTTAGCTGAAGCTCTGTCCAATTATTATACAAAGCCTGAAGTAGATGAACTGTTGGCAACAGTTCCTGATGCTGCTACAGTTCAGCAGCACACAAGCGATATTGAGGAGCTGAAGGAACAACTCGCTCTCGTTGGTGTGTCTATTCAGTCTATCCAGGACGATGACGGCGTTACCCGTCAGTATCTGGTTAGCTCTACTGGCGAGAAGCTGGGCGACGCTATCGTCTCTACTGGCGGCGGAAGCGATAGCACAGCCACCAGTTCAATTAGCGTGACCATTGCAGACTCTACTCCATCCAGTGTTGAGCTTGGCAAACCCTGTCCCTTTGCTTTCTGGTGGACTTCCACATATGCAGACGGCGGCAGCACCGGCAATGGTACTATCGTGTTCTCTGTGAAGAGCGGTACTACCACGACCCGCTGTGCTACTAAGACTCTTGCTCAGGCTCCTACAGATGGAGACCCTATTGAGTTTGATTTCGGTCAGTGGCTACGTTCCGGTAATAACACTCTGATCGTTCAGATTACAGACAGCGAAGGCAACTCAACCACTCGTAGAAAGACTGTCACTGCACAGGTCCTGACTCTGGAAGTCGACTACGATTGGACTACTGTAAACACTGGCGACGCAACTGTTCGTTGGCGTGTTGGTGGCAGTACCGGAGTTACCATGAATGCGACTCTGGCAAATGCCCCTCTCGCAACAGTTGAGAACCCCACAGTTGGTCGTTGGCAGACGCTCACCATTCCTCATAAGGAACACGGCACGTACCGCTTGAGACTGTGGACAACTCTGACCATGGACGATGGTTCTACCATCACAAGCTCTATTACAGGATTTGACGTCCTGTTTGCAGACGCTGATAATACAAAAGTAATTATTGCATCTGACTTCTCTACCGAGGAACCTCTGCAGCAATATACCGCACAGACAGTTAACTATTTCGTCTACGATCCTTTAGTCGCAGAGACCGATGTTACCCGCTTAGTTGATGGCGAAGTATACGCAGAAGACGCTGAAGTCGAGCGTGTTATGCAGAGCTGGATGTGGAAGCCCACTGAGGGCGGTCAGCACACCATCGGTATTCGCGCCGGTGAAGGCGATAATCAGACCACTCGTAACTTTGTTGTTCAGGTTACAGCAGTTGATATTCCTGATTCCCTGCAGGAAGTTGCTATTTATAGCATGAAATTTAGTCCGTCAGGTCATCAGAACTCTGATGCCAATCCTCTGGCTGGCATTTGTGTCGACAGCAACGGCAATGAAATTGCCTGCTCTGTCAACGATGGATTCGACTGGACAAACGGCGGTATTCAGTATGACGCTCTTGGCAACGCATACTTCTGCATTATGTCTGGCGACAGACTGACTATCGATTATGCTCCTTTTGCTTCCGACTGTAAGCCTACTGGCCGTCATATTAAGGTATGCTTCAATACTACCGAAGTTGCTAACAGATCTACTCCTTGGCTGTCCTGCGTTGACGCAGCCAGCAACGCAAACGGTGTTGGTCTGGTTATGACTCCTACCATGGCAACCATTACCACCGAACAGAATGCAAGCCTGTCCTCTCGTTATATGTACGACAAGAACTTGTACTTCGATCTGCCAGAAGTTGAGATGGATATCAATATTCAGAAGAGTTCTCAGGAACGACTCATTCAGTTCTGGATGAGTGGTTGCCCCGCACAGGTTATCCAGTACACAGCAGATGATGGCTTTGCTCAGAATGAAGCTTCTTCCCTTGTATTCGGTTCCGACGAATGCGAAGTCCACCTGTATCTGGTAAAGATTGCAGACAACAGCTGGGAAGACGAAGAAATCACTGACGACTGGATCATGAATGCCCCCAGTGGCGAAGAGATGGTTAACCGTTATAAGCGGAATGACATCTACGCACAGGATGGTTCTCTGGATTTTGATAAACTGCCTGAGTCTTTGGTTAAGGTCGTTATCAATGCTGACCAGTGGACTATTGGTAAGGATAGTGCAAACTATGTTACCGGCACTGTTGATTTCTATATCGACGGCAAACATGGTACAGCAAAGTGTAAGTTCAGAGGACAGGGCACTTCCTCTATGGGTTATATTGATGGCGGTTTGAACGTCGATATCAATCTGCAGAGTGAAATTACATGGGATGACGGCACAACCACAGAAGGTCTTGCGCTAACTGAAAATTCCATCCCTGTTACATATCTGAACTATAAGGTTAATATCGCATCCAGCGAAAACTATAAGAACATGCTGTATGCGTCCGACTTCCAGGAGTTCAATCCTTATCTGCGCCCTGCACGTGTAGCTAACCCCAACGTTCGTGACACCATGGAGTTCCGCATGGCAGTTATGTGTTTCCACAACACAAACTCCGAAGCCGTGTGGGCTGGTAGTACTCAGTACGCAGCCGGATCAACTGCTCTGTATGCCGTTGGTAACCTTGGTAACTCTAAGAAGAACATCGAGGCCATGGGCGAAGGTGTTACCCCTGAGTATCTAGAAACTGAGTGTTTGATCGAGTGCGATGAAAACACCAGTAGCTACCATCTGATGCACGACCCCGTTCCTGACGATGACGAGGTTACATTCTACAGCAAGGGTATTGCATATGCATTCCGGTATCCAGATGGCGATGAGACAGATCTGATGAAGTCCAACTTCCGCAGAATGCAGCGCTGGGTAGCTTCTACCTGCACTGAACCCGATAAGATCACCGGCGAGCCTCTTGACGAAATGTATGTTGTAAACAATGCTGTTGTAAAGTATAAGCTGGACAGTAACGGTATTGCTGTTACTGTATACGACAGTCAGAGTCGCGCCCGTAAGGTTGTTGAGAATTGCGCTTATGACACCGAGACCATCGAAGTCGACGGTGAGTTCTATACCGTTTTGCCTCTAGATGCAGATGGCAATGAAGTGACTGGTTATACTAACGATACAGAAGCTTACCGCCTTGGTAAGTTCCTGCAGGAGTTTGATGACTACTTCATCTTCGAGAGCATTGCATATCATTATCATGTGACTCACCAGTTTACAATGGCGGATAACCGTGCTAAGAATACCTTCTATGGCACCGAGGACGGTCAGCACTGGCATCTGGTATTTGCTTATGACGGCGATACTCAGATGGGCAACAACAACTCTGGTGACCTGACTCTGGATTACGGTCTGGAAGATACCGATATTCTGGGCGGCGGTTATGTCTTTAATGGTGCGCGTCATACGCTGTGGGTCAATATGAGAAAGCTGTATGATAAGACCTCTGAATTCTATAATGCAAACTTCTACAACAGAATGAGAGACGTTTATCAGACTGCTGAAACCGCAGGTGCTTGGAACCCCATTCGTCGTCTGAACAAGATCAAGGAATGGGTGTCTATGGTGCCAGAAGCTCTTTGGCGCGATGATGCTCACAAGAAGTACATGAACCCACTACTGAATAGCGCAAACGCAACTTATCTGCCTAAGTGTAATGGCAACCTGCTTGACCATGTCGCACAGTTTGCTATTGAGAACCAGCCTTATTTCGCTTCTATGTGGCAGACCGCTGCAAACCGCGAGAATCTGGTTACCGTTCGTGGTTACACTCCTGCCGAATATCCAGAAGGCTACACTCCTTCCAGTGCAGTTACTCTGACAGCATTTAACAAGTGCTATCTAACAGTTGACTATGACGGCGATCTGCAGAAGCCTGTTCGTCTGAATCCCGGTGAGTCTGCAACGTTCGACCAGGGCAATGTCAAGCTGAATGATACGCCAGTTTATATTCCAGGTGCTCAGCTCGTAAGCTCCATGTCTTGCCTGTCTCGCATGTACCCTGGTTACTGCGACTTCAGTAAGCTTGCTAACTGTCAAACTATTGAGGTTGGCGAAGGCGGAACATATGAGAACGCTAACTTGACCTATCTGGACATCGGCGGCTGTAAGAAGCTGCGTACTCTGGATATTAGAAATACTACAGCTCTGACCGGCACTCTCGATGTGTCCAATTCTCGTGAGTTGCGCACAATGTTGGGACAAGGTAGTGCTGTATCTGGTGTCAGCTTTGCTAACGGTGGTAAGTTGGAAACCTACCATGGCGGTAGTGAAATTGCTTCCATTGTTGCAAGAAGCCTGAAGCAGGTCAAGGAATTCGATTTGGAATCTTACGACAAGGTTACCAGAATCAATATTGAAGACTCTCCTTCTATTGAAACGAATGTTATTACCGACAGCTCCGCAAACGTCGCTCGTGTCCGTCTGACCGGCATTAACTGGAACCTGACCGGAACTGAGTTGCTCAACAGATTGTACAATCTGATGGGTCTGGACGCCTCTGGTAATGATACTGAGCGTTCCGTACTGACTGGCTATGTCCATTTAGACCAGGCAAGAGAAAGTGAATTGGCTCGTTATGCCGAAGCATGGCCTCTGCTGGAGATTGAGTGCGACATCACCATTCTGGAGTTCACCGTCACCTACATGGACGAAGATAATTCTACCGTCCTGTATGAAGAAATGTACATCAAGGATGAAGCATGGGTCGATCCTGTTACCGCAGGTAAGATGGAGACCCCGACCAAGCCTTCTGTCGACCGCACAGGCTACAGATTTATTGGATGGGATAAGACTCCGACTACCATTACCGGCAATATGACTCTGATTGCACAGTATGAAGCTTTCGCAATTGTTACTGTGCAGTGGTATCAGAATGACGGCACCACCTTGATTTACGAAAAGGAAGTTGCAGAAGGCTGGCGCTATGAAGATCCTGTCTCTACGGGTGAAATCGAAGAGCCTTATCTGGAACCCTCCGTCGAATATACATTTACATACACTGGTTGGGACAGCAAGCCAACTACCGTTTCCGAGGACATCAAGATTTACGCTACCTATAGCAAGACTGCCAGAAAGTATACTGTCCGTTGGCACAACTACGGTGGTGCAACCCTGTATACACTGACCTCTCCTGCTCATGGTAGCTTGGAATATCCCGGTCCTCTGAACCTTACCAGACCTGCCTCTGGCGACGTGACGTACCTGTGGTTGGGCGAATGGGATAAGGACACCACTGACATCGTCTGTGATTTGGACTGCTACCCGGTCTTCCTGGAGTGCATCCTGCCAAGTGTCGCCTATGTTCCTTCCGGATGGTATATCTATTCTGATAACGCAGAAGACAATAGTGTTTACACTCAGGCCGAGTTTGCTGCTATTGTCCTGTCTGATGTTGAAACAGTTAAGGAATACCTCTCTGTTGGCGATAAGGTGAAGATGTCCCTGTCTACTGATGTGGTTGCCGATACCGAGTTGATTTATCAGCTCCATGCATTTAAGCACCACACATTAGCAGACGGCTCAGGCGACTTTGCAGCCACTACGTGGTATCCTGTCGGCATTTTAGCATCTAACAGACAGATGAACTCGTCTAATACGAACTCCGGAGGCTGGCCTGCCACTGCCATGAGAACCTGGTTGAACGAGACGCTCTACAACGAGTTGCCTATGTTCTGGCGTTGCTTGATTAAGCAAGTCAATGTTCTGTCCAGTAAGGGTGCGTCCAGTGCGGAAATTGTCTCCTCTGCTGACTATCTGTATCTGATGTCTCAGAACGAAGTAGGATTTAACCTTGACCAAGCTCCGTATGCTGGTGAAGTTGATTCTAATGCAGAAAATGTTACGTTCACCTTGTATACCGACAATAACAGTCGTATCAAGAAAACGTACAATGGTACTGGTAGTGCTTCTAACTGGTGGCTCCGTTCGCCCGCGAGCGGCTCCTCCAATAACTTTACCAATGTCAACAACTTCGGCGGCTCCCTCAGCAACCACGCCAACGGCAACTATGGCGTCGCCCCCGGCTTCTCAATTTAATCTAGGCATCTATCCGTATAGGGGGATGAGAGCGGCTTTATGCCGCTCGATCCCTCTTTACGGGATCGGGTGAGTGGATGCGGAAGCCAAGTGTGCCGCCGTAAGGCGGCCGATTTTTTGTAAAAATTTCTACCCTTTTCTGATTCTCTGATGTATAATGTTTTTCGGCAGGTGATTATATGGCAGTAATTCGTTCTAGACGTGGACAATCTGAAGCTGAGTTTTTGGCAACGGCTCGGAAGCTCCAAGTATTTACAATTCACAAATGCGTGAATGCGATTCCAAAGCGTTACACATTCTTTATCGCTACTCCACTGGCAGATTCTGCTAGAAAGGTATATGAATGCGTCAAGAGAGGAAATAGTATCAATCCGACAAATGCCCATGAGGTACAACTCCGTCGTGATTGGTTCATTCAGGCAAATGCTGAATTGTACAATCTTGTAAGTCAGATTGAGGTGGCTTACGAGATGATTCATTTTGATCCTGCGATTATGACAGAATGGAGTGGTCTGATTAGCACAGAGATCAAATTAGTAAAAGGTATCATGAAGGCAGACCGAGAGCGATACAGAGAATTGCTCCGGTAACCATATGGGCTATGCGCTGTAAAATTCGTTGCTTCTAACTGGTGGCTCCGTTCGCCCGCGAGCGGCTCCTCCAATAACTTTACCAATGTCAACAACAACGGCAACTCCAACAACAACAACGCCAACAACAACAATGGCGTCGCCCCCGGCTCCTCTCGTGTCAGACAAAGTAACCAGATATAGGCGAAATCAGTGCATGGTGGAGAGAAGGAGTGCATGGCCCTCCCGTATGGGTAAATATTTGTCGTGGATACCCACATTCGGATTAAAAGTGTCCGATTTCCGATAGACCCAGCCGGACGCTGCTTGCATGGCAGAGGTTGACGGTGAATCCTCTGTTTCATGGCTGGTGGTCTTATGCAGCTACTGCAACCGTCCAAATTGCTGTACGGGACAATTCTAAGAGAAAGAAGGTGACGGTATGACAAGTGAAGAACGTAGAGAAGCCAGGTTTCAACGCAGAGTGGCAAAGAGAGCCGCTCACAAGCGTGAACTCTGTGCGAAGTATGATGATTACGAACAAGTATTTTCGTACCGTCACCTGTACGAAGCTTATAAGAAATGCCGCCGTAACGTTGGCTGGAAAGCCAGTGTTCAGCGGTACATCACCAATGCACCATTAAATGTTCGCCACACCTATGACCAGCTCGTAGACGGCAGATACAGAACGAAAGGCTTTATTGAGTTCGACGTTTATGAGCGAGGAAAGAAACGACACATCAAATCTGTTACTATTGGAGAAAGAGTTGTGCAGCGTTGTCTGTGCGATTATGCTCTTGTTCCCATGGTAGGACGTACCTTCATTTATGACAATGGTGCCAGTATGGAGAATAAAGGATATACGTTTGCTATCAATCGTATCTGCCAGCATCTCCGTGAGCACTACCGTAAGCATGGCACAGAAGGCTATATCCTCCTATTCGATTTCAGCAAGTTCTTTGATAGAGTATCTCACAAGCTTGTAAAGGCAATCCTTCATAAAGAGTTCACTGACAAACGCCTCATTACCATTATGGAACACTTTATCGATGCTTTCGGCGACGTAGGAATGGGACTCGGAAGTCAGATCAGCCAGGTGCTCGCCTTGGCGTCTGCAAACCGTCTCGACCATTATATCAAGGAGAAGGCTCAGATTCGCGGATATGGACGATATATGGACGATGGATATTTGATCCACCACAGCAAAGAACATCTGCAAAAGTGTATGCAGGCTATTAAGATTCTTTGCAGAAGACTAGATATTAAGTTGAACGAAAAGAAGACTCAAATTGTTAAACTATCGCACGGCTTTACTTGGCTGAAGGTGCGATTCTTCTTGCTGCCCTCTGGCAAGATCGTTCGCAAAATCTATCGTAGATCCGTAACTAAACAGCGCAAAAAGATTAAGAAATTCAAGGAACTTATCGCAACCGGCAAGATGACAATGATGGATGCGTATTCCAGTTGGCAAAGTTGGAAGGCGTATGCGTCGAACTTTAATGCATGGCACACGATAAAGAACATGGAGAAGCTGTTTGGTGAACTATTTAACTCAGATTGGAGGGAATATAATGTTTGCACAAATAGTCCTTAATGGACAAATTATCGATGCTTATAAAGAGTTAAGATATTGTAAGTACGACAAGCGATCCGGCCTGGTTCTGAGATGCGGTTCCAAGGACAAGCCCAACGGCATTGTGTCTGAACGTACTGGTGAAATTTATCAGGTCGAAGGATGGCATCTGTTCCCAGATAATGTCACCACTGCTGGTATCGTGACCATCGAGTACATCAATGAAACTGAATATGAAGCCCTCGTGAAGGCTTTAGATATCGCAGGACCGGTTATTCAGCCCGAGGAAGATCCTGAAATACCTGCTAATGCAACCGTTGAGTTTGTTCGGGAGACTATCATTAAAAAGATGAGTGCCACTTGTGGTGAAGTCATAACGAACGGTATCGATGTTGTTCTTTCTGATGGCGTAAAGTACCACTTCTCCCTGAAGCTGGAAGATCAGTTGAACCTGATGTCTTTGCAGTCATTGATCCTGTCGGGCGCAGAGGCGGTTCCTTACCACGCTGATGGCGAAGAGTGTCGTTACTTCTCGGCAGAAGATTTCCAGCTTGTGGCTAGTACGGCGACTCAGTGGAAGATTTATCAGGAGTCCTATTTCAATAACCTAAGAGTCTACATTCAGTCTATGGACACTGTTGACGAGATTATGGCAGTTGAGTATGGCATGCCTATCCCAGAAGAGTATATGACTGATGTATTCAAGACAATTATGGAGCAGATAGGAGCTTGATTTTTGAATGAAAACTTCATATCAGCACATTGCTAAGGCAATGGTGCTCTTCTGTATTGGTGCATTTATCTATGCATCTCTAGAGATCCTATGGCGCGGCTACACACATTGGACTATGGCAGTCCTTGGTGGGCTGCTTTTTTTATTGCTCGGAAGTCTCAATAACTGGCTTGAATGGGATACCCCTCTGTGGAAGCAGGTTTTGGCAGGCACTATGGCTGTCACTTCTGCAGAGTTCCTTGCCGGGCTGATATTAAATGTGTGGCTCGGACTGGGAATTTGGGACTATTCACAGTTGCCTTTTAACATTCTTGGTCAAATCTGTCCTCAGTTTATCTTTATCTGGGCTGCGCTATCCCTAGTCGGTATCGTATTGGATGATTACATTAGGTACTGGCTATGGGATGAACAGAAGCCTAGATATAAGCTGTTTTGACAGAAAAATAAAAGCCCAGGGCTGAGTGAACCCTGGGCAATAAGGAGTGATGATATGTACGGAGCAATTTTTTCAGGTGTCGACGTAAGAGATTATCAAATGGTCTGCACCGCACAGACCTATGATTTCCCCGAAGATTTTGAGCTACCGACTGTTCGGATCAAGAATCAGATGATGACTGGTTCTTGTGTTGCTCATGCACTGTCCAGCATTATCGAGTATTACAATGTGGTTCAGCGTAACGATCCTACCGAAATGAGCGTCGGCTATATCTATGGCAACCGCACCAATTCCGAGCACAAAGATCCCGGAATGATTATGCGTGACGCTCTGGATGTAGTCGCCAAGTTTGGTGATGTTCCTCATGAGGACTTCCCTTACAATGAAGAAACCCCTCGTGCTCTGAAGCTGTACGAAAGACGTGCTGATGAGCTGTACGAAGTTGGCCGTCCCAATCGCATTAGTGAGTATTGCCGTGTCAATACTGTTGCCGCCGCCAAGCTGGCTCTGATGTCCGGTGTCCCCCTGCTGATGGCTATGGAATGGTACGAGGACATGGAGGTCGTTGACGGTGTTTTACACACTGATTTCGTTGGTTACGGCGGAGGCCATTGTATGTTCATCTACGGATGGGATGAGCGTGGTTGGAAGATCCAGAACTCTTGGGGTGAGGACTGGGGCGTAGGCGGCAAGTTTATTCTGCCTTACGAACTCGGCATGGCTGAGTGCTGGGCTGTGCTGGACGATATTGTGGAGGGCGCATATGTGAAGAAACCCTTCCAGTCTAAGGCCGGTAAGCTATTCGCTAAGGTTGTCAACAAGGTCTGCAATATTTTCCATAACCCCAATTAAACTTAATACTCTCATATAAGAGAGCCAAGTCGCCGGAGGGCGGCTATTTTTTATGCTCAAAAAGGTTGGTGATTGAAATGGTAATGACCAAAAGCCAATTTGATTCAAAGTTGGCAAAAGCCAAGAAGCGGAACGAGGGCATTGAATACCGCCGCAGATTGCGTGAAGAGCGCATGAAGTATTGGCCTAAGTTCGTCCTGCCATCAACCAGTAAGATCGTGCTGATCGTAGCTGCATTGCTGTGTGTCGAGATCCTTTTCTTCTGCCAATACATGATTGTTATGACAGGCGACACCAATGCCCTGTATGCGATGGTAGGTACAATCGCAACCCTGGCTTCCGTTGTACTTGGATATTTCGTGAAGTCCACAAAAGAAAACACCTCTGGCGGTGTTGTCTATGAATCTGCAATGGCGGATAAGAAGGCAACCGCAAAAGAGATGAGTGAATCTACCGAAGCGGTAGGATAAAGGAGGCATCATTATGAACATTGTTTTGGATGGCATTTATAATTTTTTGAATTTCGTGAACAACAACTGGACGATGATTTTTGCCATCATTGTTCTGATTATTGCTATCGGCAAGAAGGCCATGGA